CTCTGAAAAAGAACTGGTCGACCTTTTCGGTACACCAGATAATAACACATTTTCACATTTTCTTTCCGCTTCTTCATTCTTGAAGTACGGAAATTCACTTAAAGTGGTCCGAGTGGTTGGCAGTGCGTTGAACGCAACTGGCGGGATCGCTGGTGCACTCATTAAGAACCAGGATGACTACGAGTCAGCTGATCTGAGTGACATCGAACCATGGGCAGCAAAATACCCTGGTGAGTACGGCAACTCAATTAAGGTTAGTGTTTGTACACAAGGTGTTGGAAACTTTACGGAATGGGAGTATAGCGACTTGTTCGACTCTGCTCCTGGAACTTCCGATAGGGCTGCCGGCTTAGGCAAACCTAGTGCGAATGACGAAATGCATATTGTCATCGCCGACGAAGACGGAGCAATCACTGGAAATCCTGGTGATATCCTCGAAACGTACGCTTTCGTATCGCAAGCATCTGATGCGCAAAGCTCTGATGGGACGTCTAACTACTATGCTGACAAGATCAATAAAACTTCCAAATACGTTTGGTGGACTGGTCACAATCCCGACCTGACAAATGCTGGTCAAACAATTGCAGCTAACAGCTCATTTGTAACACTTAATGAGGCTGCAGATACTTCTTTGGCCGGTGGGTATGATGATAACGCGGTCAGTGCTGGTGCTTTGAATGTTGGTTGGGAGTTGTTTAACGATTCAGAAACAGTTGATGTAAATTTACTGTTCGGAGCTCCTGATGCCGCAGACGGTGATACGGTTGCACAGAATATGATCTCGATTGCAATGCAACGTAAAGATTGTATGTCTTTCGTATCACCTCCAATCACAGCTACTGTAGGTTCTTCTACACCAGCCGCTGACGTAAAGTCATGGGCTGATGGATTAACATCTACTTCGTATGCTGCTACTGATTCTACTGCTCTATATGTATATGATCGATATAACGATGTATACCGATGGATTGGTGCTTCTGGCCATATGGCTGGACTCTGTGCTGCAACGGATCTTTCTGCAGACGCATGGTTCTCACCGGCTGGATTCACTCGAGGTCAATTGCTCAACGTAACTAAACTCGCACACAATCCTAAGCAAGCCGATAGAGATACTCTGTATAAAGCACGAATTAATCCTATTGTGAGTTTTCCTGGACAAGGAACTGTTCTGTTCGGAGATAAAACATTGCTATCTAAACCTAATGCATTCGATCGTATTAATGTACGTCGACTGTTCTTGGTTATGGAAAAAGCAATTGCGACAGCAGCTAAGTTTCAACTCTTTGAATTCAACGATGAATTTACTAGAGCACAATTTAGAAACTTGCTCGAGCCGTTCCTGAGAGATATTAAAGGTCGTCGAGGTGTTACAGACTTCTTAGTAGTATGTGACGAAACTAATAACACCGGACAAGTAATTGATTCAAATCGATTCGTAGCTGACATTTTTGTCAAGCCTTCACGATCAATCAACTTCATTACTTTGAACTTTATTGCAACAAGAACCGGAGTCGATTTTTCTGAAATCGCCGGTCAATAGGAGAATATAAAAAATGGCAAACTTAAATTTAGGCGTAGATAACTTCAAAGCCAAGCTTACTGGTGGTGGTGCACGTGCCAACATGTTTCAGGCGACTCTCAACTTCCCGTCCTTTGTGACAGGAAATGTTGAGCTCACGTCGTTCATGTGTAAAGGTGCAAGTATCCCAGCTAGTATTATTGCTCCTATCGAAGTTAACTTCCGTGGAAGAAAGCTTTTTGTTGCAGGTGATCGAACGTTCGAACCTTGGTCCGTAACCATCATTAATGATGCTGGATTCGAGATTAGAAGTGCTTTCGAACAGTGGATGAATGGTATAAATGCCCACATTGATAACAGCGGATTAAACAATCCTTTGGATTATCAAGCGGACATGTTAGTAGCTCAATTGGACAAAGAAGGTGATGTGACTAAGGAATATACGTTCCGTGGTTGCTGGCCTACTAACCTTGCTGCTATCGATCTTAACTATGATAGTGCGGATACGATAGAAGAGTTTACGGTAGAAATTCAAATTGACTACTGGGAAAGTAACACTACCAGTTAATCATAATGGTGCCGAGCACTACTATGATTTCTCGAGATTGTGCGTGGGGAGTTCTCCACGTACAATTTGGTGGTTGTAAAGAAGTATAAATATAAATTAGAGCCATGTAAATTGCATAGTTCTAATTTATATTTGAGAGAGAAATAAAAAATGGCAGAAATATTTGGCTACGAAATTGTAAAAAAGAAAAAGGTTAGCGACGAACCAGATTCGTTCGTTGCAAAGAACGAACAGGATGGTGCAGAGGTAATAACTGCACTTGGTGCGGGTGGTGCAGCAGGCATTGCGTCTTCCACGTACTTAGATTTAAGCGGTACCGATGCTACGACCGAAGGCCAATTAGTACTGTCATACAGAGACGCAGCAATGCAACCTGAGGCGGATGCCGCTATTGAAGACATTGTAAATGAAGCCATCGTAGGTGACTACGATAAAGCTCCAGTAGAAATCATTCTTGACTCGATTGATATATCAGACAAAATTAAAGAGGCGATCAGAGAAGAGTTTGATACTGTACTCAGCCTGCTGAGCTTCAATTCTTACGCGCACGACATATTCAGAAAATGGTATGTAGACGGAAGATTGCCTTACCATGTAATCGTTGACCAAAAACATCCCAAGAACGGCATTCAAGAACTGCGGTATATCGACCCAATTAACCTGCACAAAATCAAAGAGGTCAGCGAAGAAATCGATCAACGAACTGGCGCTAAAATAATAAAAGAAGTCGAAGAGTATTTTGTCTATCAAGATGAGAAACTTTCGATCGGTGACCAGGCCGTTAAGGTGCATCCAGATTCAATTGCGTATTGCACGTCAGGTTTGCTAGACGCTAATAAGAAACGAATACTGTCTTATATCCACAAAGCGATTAAGCCCATCAATCAATTACGTATGATGGAAGACAGCCTTGTTATTTACAGGATATCTAGAGCGCCTGAACGTCGTATCTTTTATATTGATGTAGGTAATATGCAGACCCAGGCAGCTGAACAAGCACTGCGTCGTATTGCAAACGAATACAGAAACAAGATCACATATGATGCAACGACTGGTGAAGTCAAAGATGATAAGCGACATATGTCAATGCTTGAAGATTATTTCCTTCCTCGTAAAGAGGGTGGAAGAGGGACACAGGTTGAAACATTACCAGGTGGACAAAATCTTGGTGAGATTGATGATATTATTTATTTTCAGAAGAAATTGTACAAGGCACTTAATGTCCCGGTTGGAAGACTGGAAACTGAGAACCAGTTCAGTTTAGGTAGATCGACAGAAATATCTCGTGATGAAGTTAAGTTCAAGAAGTTGATTGATAGACTACGTAAGCGTTTTTCTGATCTGTTCATGCAACTGCTTAAGAAGCAATTGTTGCTTAAAGGAATCATTACTGAGCCGGATTGGAAAGAATGGAAAGAGAAGATTGTTTTCGATTTTATTCAGGACAACTACTTCAGTGAGCTTAAAGAAGCCGAAATGCTTCAAGGCCGGTTTGAGATGATGGCAACAGTTGACGAATATATAGGTCGCTACATTTCACATGAATGGGTCCAGAAAAATATCCTTCATCAAACAGATGAAGAGATTGAAGAAATAAAGAAACAGATTGATGATGAAAAAGCGTCAGGTGACTTTGACGATGATGAAGACTTTGACGAGGCAACACAGTTCGTTGGACTTAAAACTGTTGCAGTTGAAGGAAAATAAATGTGTAAAATTTAATATGTATAAATAATATACAAGTGAGGAAAAAAGATGGAAAATAGTGTAGAAGGTTTAATTCAATCATTGAAAGATGATAATAAAGTTGCAGCAGGCGATCAGTTTAACGATCTTATGCTACAGAAAATGGGTGATGCACTGCTAGTCAAAAAAGCAGAGGTCGCTTCACAAATGTTAAAACCGGAGCTGAGTGCAGATGAAGCTGTTTAGTGAATTTATCGTCGAAAAGGACGTAAAGAAATTTAAGGTCGGTAAAGCCAATGTCAGGATTACTTCTGACAAGGGTAAATTCGGTGTGTATATCAACGGCGATAAGCTCGATGACAAATACAAGAGTGCCAAAGACGCTGAAAAGACTGCTAAAGAATTCATCAAACTTATGGGTGAGGAACTAGAAGCATGAAGTTAATGACAGAATATGTTGATGCG